AAAGCGGGACGCACACCGTAAGCGTAGGAAGCGAAGCTGCAGCCCGCATTGCCGCCGGTGCGGACATAGGCAAAAAAGGCAGCGGATACCACGTCACGCAACCAGAACCACGCACGGTTGGAAATCATGTCAGGACGGAAGGTGAACAGCGGGAACTGGCTCTTGTCTACGGTGTACAGTGCGGGAACACTGGAACCGTCGTTGCCAGCACCAAACACCTTGCCGCCGTAACAGTTCTGTTCGGTCATCAGTTCCACGGTGCTGTCATACCAGGAACCGCCAGACGGCCTACCATTGGTCACGGCATTGCACAAATACTGACGATGGTTCAGGATATGGGCAGTACCAAAGGCAGACGTGATAGTGGTCTTTGCCTGGTTCAGACCTTCCGTGTACATCTTGCTCCCCGCATAACCGCCCGTGGTAATGTTGGTGTCGTTCATGCAGTGGGTGTACATATTGGTGTCAGGAACCAATACGATATGGTGTTCGTTGCAACTGGTATCGCCCGTGTGGTAGTAGTAATCGAAAGCCGCAATGCGGTAGGTCACACCACCAATAACCCAGTAGTCACCGATGTACATATCATCGAACGTGCCAGCCTTGATAGCCGCCCACTGCGCCGCCGTCACCGCAGTACCAAGGTTCTTACCCCGGTAAATGGAATTGTGTGCGCCAGCGCCGCTTGCGGTCACCATGTCCAGAATGGTCTTGTGGGTGGTAATCAGGTCTTTCAAGTCCTTCTTGAGCAAACCAGCCGATACCTTCTTGATACCGTTGCCGTCATGGATGAACAGCATAGCGGAGTCGGATACCTGTGTCAGCGCCGTCAGGTCTGCCATTCGCTTTGCATTTTCAATAGGGATAGTTGCCATTTTCTTATACCTCCTTGTATTTCCAATCAGCCAGAAGGGCGTTACCCTGGTCATCCGTCAGGAAGGTCAGCGTATCGTCATCCGTAGCAATCGGGGCAATGAAATCATTGGTCAGGCACATAGACTCTATCAGCCGTACCCGTTCCGTAGCGCTCTCAATCTGGTTCAGCAGATTGCCCGCAACATCCCCGGAAAGCTGACCCCGCACCAGGTCAAACCAGATGTTGAAACTCTTTTCCTGGGCTTCCTCAAAGTCCGTAACTTCCTGCCGATAGTTGGTCTTGATGGTTTCCAGGGTCTTGTCCCCTTCGGCTTTCAGCCCATTCACGTAAGAGGTAAAGTCATTGTTGGTGTTGGTAGCCTTTTCCTCAAACATTTCCTTTTGCAAAGCAAAGTAGTTCTGGAAAGCCGTATATAGGTCAGTCCCGTTCTCCACCATAGACATAATGGTGTTCAGTGCTTCATTCATGCGGTTTGCGTCCTTCGCACCGAAAAAGGACTTCTCCCGGTTGCTATACTGGGTCACATCCTGAAAGGATACCGTGCCGTCACTATTGGTGATTTCCATATAGCGTTTCAGGCCAGACCAGATAGCGTCCGTGTAATCAGTGGGAAGCAGTTGCCATGCCATTTACAATTCCCCTCCCTTCGTACCAAAGTTCCATGTGAACATCCTCCTTCCGTTCGTTTCGTTATTCAGCTTGTCATACAGGTCAAGGATTGCACCCTCCAAACGGTTGAGTTCGGCAAAGTCCATCGTATTGCCGTTCTCTATATAGACGGGGCTTGCCCCGTAGGACAGCTTCAAAGTATTAGCGTTGATAGTATTCAGGTTTGCTTCCATCTGATTGATTTCATCAGCATAGAAGTAATCTCTGGGGGTACGGTCAACGCCAAGGGAGGGAATGGTGAACTCCTGGTACAGCTTGATAGCCATATCTCGTAGGTATTGCAGGTTGTTCTTGATACGGTTGAAGTCAACCGCATTGAACCTATCACCCTCATACACCCCGTTTGCGTCTACCCCTCCGTGCCAATCGGTTTTAGGCGTTTGCCACATCTTTATCCCTCCACTCTCCGGGCAGTAATCTTTCCAGAAAAGGACTGGTTGAAGTTGAGCGTAGCCCGGTATATCGTCACCTTCATGTTGTCCCTAAACTCGTTCTCCTGATACACAATGTCGTTCACATCAATCTCTGGATTGCCACGGGTAGTGTACTCATACTCAATGCCTGCGGAGTAGTAGTCCGCAATCCATTCAGCCAAGTCCTGCGCCATCGTCATATCAGAGATAAGCGGGTTTTCCCACTTGACGGTCTTGCCACGCTCCCGCAGCTTGACCGTTGCGTAACGCTCCACCACCTTGTACCTGTGACCCCATACCTCAAACTGGAAAGCACCAGCAACAGCGAATTGCACAGTTACGTAGTAGTTGCCAGAAGCAATGATGGTCACATTACTTGCGGACTCATTCAGGGTTGCCCGGTATCCGTAGGAAGCAGCGCCCATGTAAAAGGTTATCCGCTCACCCGCCGCAACGGTCACTTCCTCACTGACAAGGCTTTCTTCCGGGTTTCCAGTCTGATAACTGTAACAGGGAACCACAATTTCCTTGACCACTTCCTGCTTAATAGCTTTCGGGGAAGAAGTCATGTCCCGCTTTGTCATGGTGAAGTTCGTCACATCACCAAAAGCAAAATGGTTCAGGACAATACGGTTGTACGGTTCAGCCGTCCCGGTAAATTCAATCTTCATGGTGTCAAAATCATCAAAGTTGTGGAGAACCACCATATCCTTTGTGATAGCTTCCGTAACCGTGTATTCCTCCACCAGGTTCCCCGTGTTGTAGGTTCTCACCACAATCCCGGAAGGAAGGGCATGACCGAATACCAGCTTGATACCGTAGTACATACAGATAGCTTCCTGCGTAACCGTCAGCACGGGGTTCACAGAAAACCTACCATTTGCATCGGATTGAGCGCTGGAAACAAACCCTGTATTAAATTTCCTCCCATCCACGTTTCGGGGAAGGAAGTGCATACCACCGTCCACCACCGTATAACCCGTAGCCAGACTTGCGTATTCGTCCTTCTTGTCCTTATTCATTACATTGGCTACCGTGGAATACGGCGCTTCCCCGTTAGAACTCACCGTAGCCAGCGGATTGAAGTTGGACTTAATCTGGATAAGTCCCGTCCGGGACTGGGAAAGTACACAGCGACAAGCGTTGGCTATAATTTGCAAGGCTTCCTTGCACTTTACACGGGGCATGGGATTTTTTGTGTACAAATGTTTCAGGCGGGGGTCGATGTAATACTCCGTCTGGCCTGTTTCCCGCAGGATTTCCACCGCAAGGTCAAAATAGCTTTTGCCAGCAGGGGTGTACATTCCCCTGTAATACTCTGTGTCCATGCTTCGGAACACGTCTTGACAGCGAATGGTAGCGGTATAATCGTCACTTTCCCACTCCGAACATAGAAGGTGGTTACCCCGTATCCATTCGATTTCACCGCTCTCTGGCAACTGATACCCGTAGTAAATATCCATTTCCTGTCCCGTTTCAAGGAAGTTGATAGCGGAACGGGGATTATCTACATTAAAGTATTTGTCGTAGTTTTTCAGGGTCACGGTAAAATCAATCTGGGGAATATCAGCACCAATCGGGGATACATAGCTTTCCAGACTGGATGCCATCACAGAGTCATTGTAGTAAACCAGGCCGTAGCCAAAGCGAATAGAGTAAATCCGCAGTCTGCTTCTGGGGTTCTTCATACGGTAGAAAACCAACGTCAGTTTGGACGTGTTTTCAAAGACTTCCTCCGTAGTAAACTCTGCCTGGTCATTATCTCTGAACTCAACCTTTTGCCCCTGGTCACTCACAATATCAAAGTTCACGGGGTAGTTCTCTCCAAAATTGATTGTGATACCACGGAAATCCGTAGGAAGAATGTTCAGGTTGATGGTTAAAGAAAATGTACCATCAGAAATCAGGTTATTGCTTATCAAGCCCGTATCATAATACCCACCCACGGATATACCCCTGGGTAAGAAGAACATAGACCCATCAACCTTCGTGAAGTTTTCCTCCAACGTGGCGTAGATGGTATCATCTGTTTTCTTACCAAAGAGGTTTGCCGTATTAGAATACCGGGCAAAATTGCCCTTTTCAATGCGGGCTTTTGCCTGCGCTTCCTGATTGACCAGACCGAAAGACAGCATAATGTACGCTCTCTCCCGCAGAGTGGATTTCATGCTTGCTTTATATTCTTCCGATACCTTTTGCATTTTCTCACTCTCCCGTATCAATCAGATTGACCTTGCAGTTGCGATAATGGGTAGGCTTTCCGTTTTCGTCCACATAGTAAGGTTCAGCCGTTCGGTCACCGGGGTACATCCTTACCGTGATAAACTCATTCGTCACCGGGTCTGGGAACGTCACATACACGAAAAAGTGTTTCAGGATACTTAATATCCTGCTCCACTCCGCAGCCGTCAGCCAAGGCCATTCCAGATTGTTGATTTTATACTGGTCACGGCCTATGCGCTGTCCAACCACTGTACCATTTGCGTCACGCCCAGCGTCCACAAGCGTTGTCACAACAGGCTCCAAGCCACGTTTCGGGGACGGCAATTCGTACCCGTTGATTGCCAGATATGCCATTGTCCATCCCTCCTTACTTAGCAAACCTGTAACCGTTTGCTTCTTCCTGGGTTCTCACTGCATCGGTAATAACCCGGTTGCCAACCTGCACGGTGGTCTGTTCCTTCTTGTTTGCCTGCCTGTTCATGTCAGTAGCCATCTGGGATACCGTCCCCTGTACATACTCAACATAGAAATCAGCAAGCGCCCGTCTGAACTCTCCATACTCCATGCCGCCCTTATTTTCGTCAGGCAGTCCACTTCGCACCTTTTCAGCCAAGGTATCCATCCACTCTGTATGAGTTTCCAGCGGAAGCACCGCTTCCTTACCAGCTTCGCCCCCGCCAAGAAGGGTGTTACCCAGCATACCGAAAATTTGTGCGCCGTCCAGAATACCGCCTTTAGCGTTCCAGCTTAAACCGAAACCAGAAGGATAATCAAACTTCTTACCGAAAACGGTTACACTGCTCCACTTGACGGTAACCTTCGGAACCTTGATGGTCAGTTTGGTAACCAGGTTTCCTACTGCGTTGCTCCACCAACTCTTGACATTGCTCCACCAGGTAGACGCTTCGTTCTTAATAGCCACACCAACGGAGAGATTGCCAACCTTACCAGACCACCACGTTTTCACGTTAGACCACCAGGTGGACGCTTCGTTCTTTACACTGGTAGTGAACTGTTTCACAGCCCCTACCTTACCG